GCTCCGACTGGCGTGACGAGCGTGAATTATCTTGTCGTTGCGGGTGGTGGTGGGGGTGGTCAGTTGGCTGGCGGCGGCGGCGGTGCGGGTGGATATAGGACTGCTACAGGACTATCTGTTACACCGGGAACCTCATATACGGTAACAGTTGGCGCTGGCGGCGCTGGTGGTAGTGGGGGCAATGGAACGGTTGGTGTAAATTCGGTTTTTTCAACCATAACGTCTGCTGGCGGTGGGTTTGGCTCTGATATTAATAGCGGTTCTGTTGGCGGCAACGGTGGTTCTGGTGGTGGTGGTGGTGGTGATGGCACAACCGCTGGTGGAACCGCTACACCGTCCGGTCAAGGCAGCAATGGCGGCTCTGGTAATTATGCTGGCATAAATGCTAGGGCGGGTGGCGGCGGCGGTGGTGCTAGTGCTGTTGGTGGTAACGGAGTTGATGCATCTCCTACGTCTACTTGCGGTAACGGGGGCGCTGGAACTGCGTCTTCTCTTTCAGGCTCGTCCGTAACCTACGCTGGTGGTGGTGGTGGTGGCGCAAATTCATCTTCTGGCACAACCGCAGGAACAGGTGGGTCTGGCGGTGGTGGTGCTGGGCGCGTAGGAACTTCAGTTCCGGCAACTTCTGGAACCACTAATCTGGGCGGTGGTGGTGGTGGAGGAGGTAGCGTGGGTGGCGCTGGCGGTTCAGGTATCGTAATAATCACATGGTAAAGGGATAAACATGGCACATTTTGCTAAAGTTGAAAACGGTGTAGTCACTCAGGTCATCGTCGTATCAAACACGGACACGGCTGACTCTCAGGGCGTGGAGAAAGAGTACCTCGGCGCTGCGTTCTGCGAGAGGCTATTGGGTGGGGAGTGGAAGCAGACCAGCTATCACGGCACTATACGTAAGAATTACGCCGGTATCGGATTTACCTTTGACGCTGGACGCGATGCCTTCATCCCGCCACGGCCTTTCCCAAGTTGGACGCTGGACGAGGCGACTTGCCAATGGACTGCGCCGACTCCAATGCCCGTAGACGATAAGCGCTATACGTGGGATGAAGCAACTCGGGCTTGGGTTGAAGTCTAATGGAGAATCAACATTTGATTAACGCGCTACTGGTCGGCGGCTTTGCAGTCCTCGGCTGGTTTGCGCGAGAGCTTTGGGCAGCAGTTAAGGATTTGAAAGCTGATCTGGCGTCGTTGCGAGAAGTTCTTCCGCGAGAGTACGTTCCTAAATCTGAGTATCGCGAGGACATTAGAGAAATTAAATCTATGCTTGGCAAGATCTTTGAGAAGCTAGATAGCAAGGTGGATAAATAATGTTTCCTCTCGATGCGCTGCTAGGTATCGGGTCAAAGCTGATTGATAGGTTTCTTCCTGATCCCGAACAAAAGGCTGCTGCGCAACTTGAACTATTGAAGATGCGGCAGAACGGGGAGCTAGCGCAGCTTGGTGCTGATGTAAGTGAAGGGCAGGAACTTACTAAGCGCCTTCAAGCAGACATGGCTAGTGATAGCTGGTTGGCTAAGAACATCAGGCCAATGGCACTCATAGCTATTCTTGGTGGGTACTTTATCTTCGCCATGATGAGCGCTTTTGGGATTGATACTAACCAGCGGTATGTGGAGTTGCTGGGCCAATGGGGGATGTTGATTATGAGTTTTTACTTCGGCGGCAGAACGCTGGAAAAGGTGCTTGTTATGATGAAGAAACCCGATGCAACTAAGTGAACATTTTTCCTATGAAGAACTAACCCACACGGATCATCGACTCCTTGACAACACGCCTAACGAAAGCGAGAAGGTTAATCTGGTACACCTTGCAAACTTTCTTGAACACGTTAGGCGGGTGCTTGGCAACAAACCAATCGTAGTTAATTCAGCTTACCGTTCTAAGGCAGTCAATGATGCAGTTGGTAGTAAGGACAGCAGTCAACATCGAACGGGATGTGCTGCTGATATTAGGGTTCCTGGCATGACACCTGATGAAGTGGTAAAAGCAATCATTGCAAGTAACCTAGCCTATGATCAGGTGATACGGGAGTTTGATCGCTGGACGCACGTTTCGATAGCAGTAGTACCCCGTAAGAACGCACTTATTATTGACAAAACTGGAACGAGGATCTATGTATAAACTACTAGTACTACTGATGTTTCCTACCCTGGCCTTTGGAGCTGCGCCAAATCTGATGGTTTGTAATGGAGAGTATGCGCTGTGTGCAGCATCAGGCTCTACTCCAACTGGACGCAGGATCAACGTGCAAGGAAAAATGTTTGCAGAAGGTATGGCCGTGTGTCCGGTGCTGAAAGGGCGCTCGGTTGCCAATGCTACGCTGATGAAAGGTAGCTGTGATGCGCCGGCAGGAAAGGTATGGAGCTTGTTTAGCACCGTGTCAGAAGCTCCACAAGCACCAATCTGGGCTGTTGCTCCACTGGTTAGTCGAACCTTTACGCTGAGTAAAGACAGCGGAATGAGCAACCAATGGAGTTTTCTGTGTGACAAACAAGCAAAGCCAGTTAATGGTGTGACACTGGCAAGTTGCTACGGCCCTATAAATGAATCGCCTCTTACAAATGGTCGGGTTAAACCAGGTGCAAAGATTGTAACCGATGCGCCGGTAGGAGTTCTTAATCCGGTTGGTGGAAACTTTTAGCCGCTAGACAACGGGAAGCACCCTCACACAGTAGCTTCCCATCACGCACCATCGCCCTGTGTAGATTAACTGCGCGGGGCGTTACTCCTAGTCGAGCCGCGATCATCTCAGTGTTCTTGTACCGAGAGAAGAAAGCGTACTCGCAACAGTAACCAAGGCCCTGTGTGATGAGATAACTGACGCTATTCGGGCGCGTGTTATGTAATGATAAATCGCGCGGGTTATCTGCCATCAGGTTCTCCCGTTGGGGTCAACCGTCACTGCTTCCAATACCATGCCCGCCACGGTCGCCACAATGCGAAGCTGACCGCTTTGTATCGCCCCCGACAAGATGCCCTCGAAGTCGCGGAAGTCTGGAAAGTAGATATGGATCATTTTATAAGCATCGGCATAGGGTATGCTTCCCTTCCTCCGGACGAAGTCGATGAAGCGTTCGGCTTGCATAGAGTCCTCGGTACGCCCGATGCGACTGAATACAAAGTGCATATCGTTCTCGATGTCTAGGAGCATGGTGTTGGCTAGTTGCAGATCTTCCTCGGTGATTACCAGGGAGGGTGAACGGGAGGCCGACAGTATCATCGCGGTCTTGTGGAGGTGAGTCTGCTTGCGGGCAGCATAGCCTTCTAGCATCTGATCATCCATGCGGGAAGCAGCATCCTTCCAGAACCTCTCGTACCAATCACGACCCCAGGCACGTGCGCGCTTGTCGATGATGAAAGGGCCGCAGAGCATAGCGATCTGTTCAAGATCCTGGATGAGTTGCAAGCGGAGTTGTGCATCGTCCTGACTGACGACCTCGTCTACATAAGCTACGTACTTGGCTTTCGTGTCGCCGTAGACGAAGATGCAGCGGGAGGATAAGCCGCCGCCGATCATAGCCTGGGGCATATTGTCTGCGATCCAATGGGGCGTAGTGCCAGCTTGGAGGTTAATCCACGGCGCTTCGATGGTGTCGTTGCCAGACATCTTGGTGATCTTCTCATACTTCTTCTTGCCATCCCACAGCTCAATCAGAAGATTAACCATATCCTTGTCCTGAAGATTCAGCAGCGATCCAAGCTCGGAGGCAACTAGGGTCAGCGGACTCATCGGATGCCATTCAGAATTGTACTCGAAGGATTCCGAAGCGCCGGCGAACGCAGTGACCAGTGCCTGCCATGTGATAGCATTAGGCCCGAACTTGACGCCTGGCACCTGACGCAGAAGGTCGGCGGCTATGTCAATGGTGGTAGACTTGGCAACGATACCTGGAGGGCCAACGTAGATGATGTAGAAGGAGGGCGTCCACTGAAAGCGCTTCATATCGATCCAGACGCGACGACGAAGGACGCCGGCGACCGCACCGACTCCGCTCCAGAAGTGCATCCGCTTTGGCGCCTCTGTAACGCTGGCATAATTAACGTAAGCTGTTAGCCAATCGGGGAAGTTTCTAGACATTGCGATTGCCCCCGAGAACTGTGGCGCTGGCGGCAACCACGACATTCTTTGCAAGCGGGGTTACGCGCTGTGCGCGTATAGGACTCACTCGCAATCTCCCCATGATACAGTACTCGTCTTAACACCAGTTGGAATAATCAAGGGATCTTCATAAGGAATCGTAATTCTAGAGTGCTTCTGCATGAGTGGCAAAAGGTGTGCTGCGCGGTGTGTCGGAAATTGTCCGGCCAAACTATCATGCACTTGTAGCAATACCTGTACTTCAGGAACGTTGGTGTGAAAGGAAAGCCAAGCTTTGTTGATAACGATTCCGACAGTGGACTGGGGAATCCAAGCGACTGCTTCGGGAAGAAGTGCATCAAGGCGGTCGAATATATACCAGCGATAACCGAACTTATTTTCAACGAAACGATATCTTTGGATTTGAGCTTCCGTCCGATCGTGCCAAGTTTTGATTCCAGGATGCACAGAGAACCAGTACTTCTGCGCCGTATCAATCTCGTGGACTCCACGGCCTGTGTGAGCCGCGACCGTCTTAGCGCCGCCGACATAGTTCGTCGCGTGGCAGAATACTTTGGCGAATTCCCGCTTGTGCTTACGCGGCCCCCTGTAATCCCAGTAACGTGGATGCGTTTCAACTAGTTCCTCCAATGGTGGCGGTTCCTGTTTATCAAGCGCGAATACGTTGAGCAAGTGGATATCGACGCCAAGGCGCATAGCAGCCTTGAGCATCTGGTCATCAGATTCCCATACAACTACTTGAAGATCCGCCCTATCCAAGTCCATATCGAAGAAAGTAAATCCCGGATCTGGCACATACATAGAGCGAATGTTAGGCAGCACAAAATCCATTGAACCCCGAGCAGCCGCCTTACCGCTAGACTTAGATTTCTCGCTCGGTATGGTTTGAAGATTACCACCTGATCCAAAAGGATTCTTGCTCGAGCTAAGTCTATAAGAATACGGTGCAGATTTTCCACCAGCATCTCCCGCGATGTTAAAGGAACAGCGCATCCGTCCGTCCTCATCCAGAGGCATCATGACGAAGTCACCAAGGAACTTGTTAAGTGTACGTATGTCGGCTATGCAATTGCAGAGAGGGCGAAGGAGTGGCTCACGTGCAGCGATCTTGGTGAGTGCTTCATCATCGCAGGTCGGCGACATCTTGGTACGACCCAGGACTAGGGTGCGTTTAAGAATTACCGGCTGCTTGAGATCATCGTAGAGTAACGCTTGCATCTGCTTCGGCGACCCAGGATTTACAGCGTGCCCCAGGATCTGAAACAGGAATGCTTCGCGCTTGGATAGCTCCTCTTGTATCTCCATTGCCATCTTGTTCTTAGCGTCCTTGCTGACTAGCACACCGCGTAGCATAGCGCGAAGGACAGGAGCAAACAATGCTTGCTGCGTTTGTTCGACAGCTTCCAGCCCCATCGTGCGAGCTGACTCCGCCAGCACCTCTCCACATTCGCGGGTATAGATGCAGTCTTGCAGGTTATAAATCCAACGCTTGTCCTCGGGTTCGCCAGTTGCAAGCTTGCCCTCGTCCTTCCAGTAGACATACCAGTCGGCGTAGAGGGAGGCGAGAAGTGAGAGTCCCTTGGGGAGAGCAGCGAACAGGGAGTGCTGAGAGATCATTGTATCCTGGCTGTTGATAGCTAGGAAATGCCAGCGCCGATAAACATACTGCGCATCGTAGAGACCATTCTGCCAGCGGATTCTGACGTTTGGATGGGTGAGCAGGAGGTAGAGCAGATACACAAGTTCGCCTTCTTCATCTGCCCCCCAGTACCCTTCGGAATTAGTTGTACTCATAAAGGGAATGCAGATGGCATCGGTACGACTCCAGCTTATGCCGATGCAGTCAATGTAACCTGCGGTGTAGCCCTTCACACCCCCACCTGCCCGCGTTTCAATATCGAAGTCAAGCCAGAGTACGCCGGCTTCTACATCTGCAAGACGTGCGCGAAGGACGGTAACTGCGTGATCAAAAGTTGGGCGAACGATGAAGTTCCAGGTCGGCTTGTTGGCGTAGGAGCGAGTGATGAGGTGACGCTTAGCCCGACGAAGATCGGAGAGGATGAGTGCCCGAAGTTCCCACTGCCGGATGACCGCGGAAGGTGTGAGTGTAGGGATAACTTGGATACCGGTTTCAGTAGAGAGCTGCGAGCCCCGCCACTTAAGTATTCCCCACTCCCGTGTAAGCGCCCACATAGCAAGGTTGCCGAAGGCCAGGATTAAGTTTGGTTGGACGAGTTCAATCTCCTGGAGAAGCTCAGCGTAGCCTTGTGCGATTTCCTTAGTGACGTAGCGGCCACGAAGAAAGATGTGAGTAGTCGAAACATCCTTCTTGCGGATTGCGATGAAGTTGCTGATGTCGTTGCTCGGCGGCCGCACCTTGCACACGTGTGTAGCGTAGCACTCGGAGCGCATGATACCCGCTTCTTGTAGCATCCGATTGAGTTCCTGGCCGGTTGACCCTGAAAACGCTACACCGGCTCTCTCATCTTGCTCGCTTGGAAATTCCCCTACCAGCATTATACGAGTGGGCGCTGGCCCTTCCCCTCTGATCCGCATTAGATATCCAGTTCAAGTTGAGCCTTCAGTTGTTCAATGCGCTTGACCGCGATGCCGAAGTTAGCTGTGTCGAGTTCAATTCCCGTAGCACGAACCTTCAACGCGTGAGCGGCGGCAAAGATAGGGCCACTGCCACAGAAGGGATCGAAGACTGAATCGCCTGGATGACACGAACGCCGTAGCAAATCTTCGTAGAGCGCAATTGGTTTCTGTGCAGCATGGCCGAGATTCTTATCGGGAAGGTGTGCGAACAGGTCAGGTGCCATCTTGAGTACCGGACGCTTGCCCTTGACCGCGTAGAGTATAGTTTCATACTTGCGCTGAGGGCCATGCTCCGGCCAGGGTGCCCTAGCACCGGAAGGCTTGTGCCAGATAAGGGGAGTACGGAATACCCACCAGCCAGCTAGACGGAACTCATTACGCAAATGGATAAACCAGTCAATGTCGCAGAAGCAGTATAGGTGCGCTTGCTCTTTAGCCAAACGGAAAGCTTCATAAGGCAGCACTTTCATGATCTCGAGAAAGTTTTCTTCGTTATCTTTATATGTGTGTACTCCGCCTGCTCCGCCAGTAACGCCAACCGAGTAGCTAGCAATACCACCAGAATCCCCAAACTCGTCTGCCCCCATGCCGTAAGGAGGATCGGTGAGTATCACATCGAACTGCCCTGCGTCAGCCGCCTTCATCCAGGCCAGCGAGTCTTCATTCAGCGCACGATGCAAGTCAGCTGTGAACGTCCGACCTACTCGCTCTCCAAGCGCTTTTGACTTGGCCGTCCCTTCTTCTTTCCGGAGTATTTTGAATGCTTCATCAACAGACTTGGCAGCTTTGACAGCTGGATTGTCAAGATGCTTTGCGACAATAATTTCTCTGCGCGTTGATTCTTGGTGGATACCGTCACTTGAGCCTCGAACTTCGAGAGATATGTCTGCGACAGTCGGCGGAGCTTCCCCACGACTTGCGGCTTGCTTTGTCCGAAGGGCGCTAAGTCTAGCATGAGCAGCGGCGCGTTCTTGCCAAGTAAGATCTGCACGGCGGATGTTCTCCTCAAGTTCAGCTTCTTCAACCGCCAGCTCATTCAGCTCATTGAGAAGAGTGTAGGGAATGAAGGACTCACGGATGACTTCGCCATCGTGCTTGAAGCTGCCGCCGAGATCATAGATGTCAGTCATTGCACGTAAGCGCCGTTCGCCGGAGACAAGGATGTAATCGTCTCCTACAATACGAAGAATTATAGGATGGAACAGGCCGCGCTCACGGATTGATTCAGTGAGTTCGTGTAAAGCATCAGCAGAAAAGTTACGCCGCTGCCGATCAGGAAGGATCTTGATGGCGCCTATATGAACAAGTTTCATTTGGGTTCCTAGAGAAAACCCAGGAGGGAAACATCTCCCCCCTGAGCTACTACATTACGCTGCGAGAACTTGGCCAACACGCTCTTGAAGATTGCCTTCATAGAGCTCATGTGCGACCTTGACTTTGATTACCTTGCCTTGCAGCTGACGCCATGCGAAGGGTTCGCCGGCGATGTTAGTACCAGTTGCATCGCGATAGTTTTTCTGCGCACGATTCTTGCCTTTGCTGTTGTCGATACCACCAGCGGGGGTAAGGTCGAGGAACGCGCGGTCAGTCAACGTCAACTCTGCTGGCAAGCCGAGTGCTTGGATTGCTGCAGGAACTTGAATACGCAGCGGAACGACTGCGGAAATCCAGGGTTGACCAGTACGATCACCCTTGCCAATCGTGCCACCGTCCATCTTGATCTCGCCGATCACAGCCGTGTAGAGGCCGTTTGGATCTTCCGGATTTTCTGTCGGGAGAGCAGGACGCTTCTCGTTAACTTCAGTTTGTTGCGCGTCAAGAAAAGCACTAGGATCAAATGCAGATGCCATTGTAATACTCCTTAAGGTTGAGAGAATTTAAACAGATAGCGCGCTGTTCGCCGCGTGGTACTCAAACGCCGCTTCGCTTCTTCCAGACGTCAAAGATGAGAGCAAAGTTAGGTTCGATCTTGGAACGATAGCCGAGACTGCGGGTCTTGGTATCAACACCGTAAGCTGCTGTGTCCCAGAAGAATTTATCCGCCTCCCGCGTCGTGTAAATTACGTCGCTGAATAATGTAGGGATTTCAGTCGCCAGTGCCTTACCGATAGCTTTAATCATAATCTTAGTGGACTGAGTTACTGCATCGGTTTCCCTGTCTACGTGGGCAGTCATAACGAAAGGACACTCCATGCCCTGGGTGCAGAGGCGAAGGAAGTTCATGAGATTGTTTTGGGCTACGCCGTAGTCACCTGGGCTGGCCATCGGGCGGCTGCCAATCTGCATCTTCATGGCAGCGTTGCTGGTCTCCGTAAGAGAGTCCATGACGAAGATCCGCTTGAGTGGGAAGGAATCTATGCCGCCGAGACTCTTGCCTGTCCGGTCGTCCTTGAAGTCAGAGCAAGATTGCAGTATCTTCCAGAAGGCATTGGACTCTCCGCCGCGATTAGGATCTATGGACTTTGCAAGAGCCTCGTAGGAGAGCTTGCCTACGGAATCTGCCGTTGCCATGAGAGTCTTGAGAGAGATCGGTCGCGTGGTCTGCTGATGCCAGAACAGGCAAGCCGGCTGCGCCTGATTCTTATCACGGTAGTAGCCAAGCAGAGTCTCCAGTCCATTCTCGGTAAAGAGGACGGCGACTTCAAACCCATTAGCTGTAGCCCAATCACAGAGGGTGCCAAGCGCGTAGGTTTTACCCGTTCCGCCTAGCCCCATGAGGCAAACCTTAGGCCCCATCAGGGCACGTGTGTCTTTTGGATCAGTCATTTGGTAAGCCTTTATCGTAGCGTTTTATATGAAGTTCAAATTCGTGGCGGAGTACTTCAGGTGGGAGTGCCTCAATTACAGCTGCCCATGCCCAGGCGCCAACGAAGCGTTGGGTAACGAAAGGGTTGATAAGACTTCCTGGGGTCTTGCTCCAATCTATAGCACTGCGAGGCTCGTGTGAAGCGCAGGGAACGACCTCAACCTGCCAGCCTTCCTCGGTAACAATGCGCGCCCAGATCTCACCGCAGGTGCTGCAGAAGTAAGCAATGGAGTCAGCACCCTTGGCAACAGAGGCTGTGCCGAAGAAGCGTTCGCCGATGAAGTAGGAGGCAGTGACGTTCACAGTAGTGTCTCCGTGCGGGCTACTGGGTCCCAGCGCCTACGTTCAAATTGCTGCGATAAAAGATTAGTGGGGTCACGCATCTGACAGACAGAACGGAAGGGGCAGCCGCCATACTCGGCGCAAGCGTGGTCGAGATTATAGTCGTAGTAACCTTCCTCCCAGGCGGCTATGAGGCGCTTGATGTCACGAGTCAACTGCTGCTCCCATCTGTCGATTTGCCAGTCGGGTCGGTAGGTAATAGCTTCGAGGGTGTCGTACTTGGTTTTAAGTATGGAGACACCACGCACAAGGAATCCGTTAAGGATAATACCAGCGCGTCTAGCTCCCCATACATAGCCGGTAAATTGCGAACGTAAGTCCCACTGACGCGGCCAAGAGGCTCCAAGCTGTGATGCGGTTTTATCGTCTTCACCGAGTTTCATCCCTTCAAAGTCACACATCATATCCATCCTGCCGGAGTAGAGGATAGGGTCGCCAGTCTCTGGATGGAGGATGTCAAGTGGTTCGAGAAAAGAGAACTCGATACCACGCTTACCGCCTGGGAGGGTCATGGGCGTAGCCTTATCCTCACCGAGCCGATAGCGGGAGAAGTAGAACTCAAGCGCACCTGCCATACGTTCGGCAGACTTAGCAGAATCAGGTGGGCACTCGAAATTGCCGTAGGCAGTGAGCAGAGCCTGTAGGCCGGTGGCTACGCTGTCTTCAGCATTAAGGCCATCGATGTAATAAGCGGTGCGAGCAGCCTCCATGCCCGAGGCATAGGCGGCACCAGCGTGGAGATGGACGGACTGATCGCGGAGTTTCCAGTGTTGGACAAACTCGAGGTTGGCCTTCTGGGGGCAGGATTTAAAGGCCGCCATGAAGGTGGAGTCAAGCGTCTGCGGAAAGGGCGGGCGGCTCATACGGCCTCCTTGTGCTCGAGGCAGAGAAGCTTTTGAATAGACTCCTCAATCTTGACTACCTCAACCTGGGCATCAGCGCGAACCTTTTCCAGCTTGTCCTTCAACTGCTGGTGCTGGAGAAATATGAGATTAGCTATGGGCGGCGGGGAGAAGGGCAGCTCGCGGGTTTCTAGATGGATGTAGCCGTAAGCCGACATATCGGTAGGGTAGACTTCGAAGGAGAAGTCCTTCGTGTACTCAGAATAACGGGCATGAATAAACAGTTGCATTATGTACTCCTATCTCGTGAAAGGGAAAACCAAACAAAGTCAAAACCAGCTTGCAGAAAACAGTAGCAGGGTGAGAGCAGCGCGCTTCGCCGCCGGTGTCACAATCCCTCGAGTTCGCCTAGAAGATCATCAGCGTGGGGAATCTCGGCAATGGACTTCTTGCGCTTGGCAGCCGCGCTTGCGGTGACGGCGGCAACCCGCCCTTGGCGCAGATGTATAATGGCCTCCTTCATCTCTTCCAGGGTCAGCGTACCGTCGGCGGCTTTCAAGCGCCAAGCAGCAATCTTATTCTGCAGATCAAGTGGTACGGGATTACTCATGGGCTAGTACTTTCTTAAGATGGGTTATAGTAAGGGGGTCGCCGGATACTGTGAACAAACCTGGGGGCACATCAGACCAAGGTGCCAGGTCAATATGCTCGTGGTGAAAGTACTCCCTGATACGTTCAACAAGAAACCGTTGATAGGCACCGAGAGGAACACGACCTTCGAGCTCGCTGTAAAGGTGCGCCGTGAGCTTAGTGTGAACGTCAAGCGGAAGCGCTACGTTGAGTTGGACACTGGGGATTAAGGATGGCCGGCGACTCATTTCTTTTCCTCCTTCAAGGCTGCATTGATCATAGATGCAACTTCTGCCGCATCATGTTCTTGCAAATCACCGGACACAAAGCTTTGCAAGTGAGCAAATGCCGCAACTACTTTGTCACGCTCGGCCTCGGCCTCTGACAACTCCTTCCGCAGGGCGGCGATTTCGGACTTGATTGCATCATCGCGAGCCTGTTGCATTTGGATGGAATGAAACGCCGCTATACAGTTATTTTTCCCGCAGATGTCACAACTCATTTCCCTTCCTCCTTTAAAGCTGCCTCAACTCGACCAATGCAGTCCCTCGCTGATATAGTCGTTTGCTGACAATCCGTTAGCCTGTCTGCGGCTGTTTTCAGTTCGTGCAACAACCATCTGTTCTGCTCCCGCAGGGCGGCGAGTTGCTCTGCGTTCCTGTCTAACTGTTCTTGCTGCCTGTCAACCACAGCGGAACAATCTTTCAACTGCTCCGTATAGTCAGACTGCTTAGCCGTTCTCTTAGTGGCTGTCATGGCAACACCTCCACGCCTTCGTACATCGGCAATGGGTTGAGGTCGTAGAGGTGCGCGAAATTAACTAGTTCACGATCCCAATCTTCTACGGGGTGGGCATCATGCACTTTTTGCAAACAAGCAAGGAAATTTACAAAGGCAACGGTGTTTGGCACACCAGCTTTTACAAGGGCTTTCCTTACACCAAATCCACTTGCATCATAACCCTCAAAGCGGGGTTTGTACAGTTTGTCTGGTATGAGCATCCCGATAGCGCACTTAAGACCGTTTGGCCCACGGTACATACAAGAAGAGCTGTCTTTACTTGCCTTGCCTTGCTTTAACAACCCACTAGCGGAGATGTTAAAAATGTTTTGCCTAGTTAGCTTTTTCATTTCCCTACCCTCGCTTCTATTTCCCGCAGATCATTAGCTGCATCTGACACTCCATGCCAGTCCCCCAGAGCAATCATCACTTTCATATACTCTTTCAGCACTTCGATCTGTACTGCAGGATCACTGTAATCTTTATTCATACATCATCCTCCCAGCTACTCTCATCCAGCGTCTCCCACTCCCGCGATTCCTTCGCCACCAGCACAGTCCAGCCTTCCCGCGCCAGCAGCCAGACAAGGAGATGAGCTGCCTCCCCCTCTCCTTCTCCATCAAAGCTAACCTGCGTCCAGTCAACTGCTCCTGGCTCCCGAATCCTGAAAGAAATCATAGCCAGATCCGATGCGCTTCAACCACGCGCTCAATCCCATCATACTCTTCAATCTCCCAGTCCACGCCATCAGGAACCTCAACGATCTTCAGCTGTGAGTGGGCTCCCCAGGACTCCTCCCCAAGCTCCTCCACTGTCCGAATCAGCGCTGAGTCTGCCCGCGAAGTCGCATAGGAATCCTCGCCGCCAAGAGCTTCAAAATACTCCTCACCCGCCAGGCTCAGCCCAAACCCGCCAAAGCAGCAGTTAATTACAATCTTCATATCCCTAATCCTTTTCGCAGATTCAATTTACAATCAGCTCCCATAACCGGCAGCACATTCGTACCAGCTGGCAGTATCAGCAACTGTTCCTGAGCATCAAGCACCTGCGCAAAGGTGGTAGCACGTAGCAGCTCCACTCTCGCTATGCTCCCATACGACAGATGCACCTCCAGCTCACACGCCGGAGCATGAACCAGCAGCTCGTCCAGATGCAGGTGCAGCACGACCGCTCGCTTCTCGTGCCAGATCTGCCGGACTTCCGGTACCTTCTCGCCGCCGACCCACCAGCTGCCGCTTACGCGCTCAGTCGCCTGGATCGCTATGGGAGTCGCCTCGCGCACGAGCCGGCGGCAGTTATGCACACTCTTATGCACGTACTCACTAAAGTTCCCGAGCAGCGTCTCTGTCTCCTCATGCACCAGAGCAATCCCGCGCTTGCGCTCCCAGTTATCAGGATTATTATACAGCGCACTTGTATCCCCTTGCGTCTTCAACGCCTTCGCATCCTTCGCCTTCCTCTCTACCAGAATATGCGCTTTGGCTTCCCGAAACAGATCATCAAGGCTGTTCATGAGTTATCCTGCCCCATGAAGTAAAGAAAGAGGATGCCAGTGCTATGCTCCATCGCACTGAACGCTTCATCTCGCCCCGACAGCTCGTAGGACAACAGACGCCAGGCGTCAGAGGGGAGCAGGTAGACCGCCCCCAGTAAATCCTCATACTTCTCAGCAACAAACGCTGCTTCCCTGATACTTTTTCGTGCAGTCTTCTCTGACATTTGAGCACTCCTGTTTAATACGCGCCCTTTATGATTGAATAATCCGCGCGTGTAATAATTAGACAACAGCTTCCCCGTAAAGTTCCACGCGCTTTAAATATCTTTGTCAGGAAAGTCGCGCCGCAAGTCATCCGCGGCTTCCGCTTTCCAATTCTCGTCGGCGGCTTTCTCTTCCCAGTACCCCTCATCATACATCGAGGTCTTGGGCGACCTTACCCAGTAGACGGTAGGGTTTATTACAAAGCTGGATGCGGCATAAGTATTCACCGGCTGCCCCTTGCTCACCAGCCCATAGCTCTCTCCGCCCCAAGCATTAGTATAGCGAACGATGCGGAGGATTTCATCTTCAGGGTACTCCCCTCGAATCACCGCGTCAGCGATCTCTTTGTTTACTGTTCCCATTTGAGCACTCCATAGTGCCTCCGTGTAAGCGCGCCGGCGGCTAGCAGGAATCATCGCATTGCGCGCTTCCCGCCACCGCCTCCTGTCGCCGCCCAGGTCGGAGGCTCATTTCCCCTGGACTCGGAAGCAGAAGCCTGCCTCCTAGTACCACAAGGAGCCGAAGCTCCCTGGAGTATGTTGCGTAGAATGTCTAGATATTAGCCAACTCAGCATCGGCATCAACCTTCGCCGTTTTAGCCAACTTAGCATCTTCCAGACGCTTGATGATGATACCAGTCTTGGTGCCTGCGACACGGAAGGAATCGTACAGAGCCCTGCGGGTAAGATCCTTGTCGGCGTCCAGCTTCTTCTGCAAGAACGCTTTGACCGTTGCCGCATCTTTACCAGTCGCTTCCATAATGGCCAGCACAACAACGCTGGCACCCGAAACGCCACCACCACCTTCAGCACGACCCTTGCCCCAGTCACCCTTCTGAATACGGGAGTCCAGATCATCGATCGCCACTACCATGTCATCTTCACTAAGCGGCTTGTCTGCCGGACTCGCCAGCTCATCCCCATACTTCTGCTCCATGCCATGACCAGCGAACCGCGCCAGCAATGCCAGGGGAATCGGAATCAGACGAGTCTCACCGTTCCTGAAGTCCATGCGGATGCTGACTGCACCGGACTCCAGCTGCACCACATCGCCATCAACTGTAATCTTACTACCATCGATCACGGTTTCCTTGTTGACCTTACGCTTGCCGCCGAAGTTCACAGTCCGGCCATCGGTCATCTCAACTGCGGTAACTACTGTCTTGCTAACGACATCTTCACTCATTCTAGCTCTCCTTGGTTGGGGCGATTTAAGCGGCTCGCCCCGTGTGCCGCATACGTATATGACAATAGAACTACGTCCGAAGTTCCACCCTTTCGCAAATAATTACATACCTAAATCGCGCAAGCGCTTCAGCCGCCAGCGCTCCAGCCTCACCCGCTTGAGTCGGCGACCGGCGACTTCCATAGCCTCAATTGCCTCTCGCTCTCTCTCCTCCGCTTCCCATCGGCGCTTTTTTGCTTGCTCCCGCCGAGCCTGGGCTCGTTCCCAGACAAGCGTTGAGTACCAATCCTGAAAGCGGTTCATTTGTCTGCCGCCTCTGCCACCACAAACAGCTTCGCTCCAAGATCGCAGGCTTGCCCAACCAGCCTCATCGTAACGCAGCGCGTATAGGTCATCTTGCCTTCGCGTTTCCTAATCCAGTTGCTAGGATGCCCCGACTGCGCTTCCGCACTCGTACACTCATCAAACAGACTTCCTCTCACATCTCGCTTATAATACAGACAATCGCAGCAGTATTTCATAGCAGCCTCCATAGGACAGAAGTGTCCAGAAGGGAACCTGTTGCCAAGTCCCGATCTCCACACATCTAACAGCTAAATTGCCCTTCACCCTTCGTTACGCCACGCTGCCGCCAGACCTTCCCCTCTTGCACCAGCGCGCCAATTTTATACTCATGCAGGACGACTGCAACAGGTTGCTGGCAGTACGGAACCACCTTATCATCCATGCCTGAATTCGGCACACCTGGCACTTGCCACAAAGCCATATAATACTCTATGTTATTCATCTTTAACCTCCGAAGTAAAGAACCACGTAAGTACTACTCCTGTAAAGAATCCAACTGCCCAGAACCACAAGGGATGTGTCATACTTCGATCAGATCAAAGATATAGTCCGGCTCAAGCCCGAACTCCTGATACAGCACTTCCTCGGGATCTTCCCCTTGCTCCACACTCCTCCTGCCATCAGCCAGAATCTCCAGCGCTTCCTCCTCCGACAGTCCATCGCGCCTCATCAGCACTTCTACGATCTTATTTCGATTCATCTGAGCTCTCCTTAAATTGAACTTACAACAAAAGCTACGTTTGGTGTAAGTTGTGTGATGCTTCGTACACCTATGCCGCCTGTTTTAACCATCGCTTGCGCGCCAGCTGAAGCTTCGTCTGCAGCAATTATACAGACTTTGCCTGTGTGATTAGCCAGATTTGCATTTTTGCCGCAAGCCAACTGAACAATTACAAAATAAGTATTCATCTGAGCTCTCCATTAAATCGTGCCATTATTAGCCCGATATACCATTAGACAACAGTCTTACGCGAAAGTTCCACCAGTTCCCGCAATTTTCGTGCAGCTCCCTCGTAATCTCTTGCGCGGAACTTCTCGCCCGTATAGCTCTCTGCCGCCCGCATCATAACCCCTGGCGTCCAAGCGGCCTTCACGCGCATTTTTCGCTTCACCCACAACTCCAGCGCAATCGCTACAGCCATTGCTCCAAAATGCCTAGGCTCACTCATGCCTGCCACCATGCTGGTTTAGACGTTTTCCACGCCATCACAAAGCTTGCTTGCTTGCTGTGATAGTAATCGCGATAAGCCAGCACATGATCAGCTCGCCGAAACTCATCTGGCATTGCAAGCGGAGGCGGTTGAAATCCCTCACCTAATCCCTCTGGCGGCTGCAGCAACTCACGCTTCAGCACCTCTCCACTCTTATGCCGCTTCCCATAGCGCACCTCAAACTCATCCCCAAGCGCCAGCCCCAGCTCGACCAGCCAGCTATAATGCTCTCTGCTCGCTCGCACCCATTTTGCACAGGGATGATTCTGATGCGTAAGCTTGTAGGTTGCACTCCCGCCACACAGGTGCTGCGCAGCCGCCAACAGCTGGCAGGTTTCGATCAGCATCTTCCCTACGTGTTTATCACAATGCGCTTGCGCTGCGCGCTTCGGACTCTCATCCAGATAAAAAATGTTCATCAGCTATCCAGTATAATTTTGCCTTCGACGATCTTCCCGCTGAAGGCTAGTTGAATATCACGGTCACACTGAGCTACCAGTGCCTCGTCCCATCCTTTCGCTATCACCAGCGCATTGCTCACCTGATTAAAGCAGCCCGCCAGCATCCCTACCGCATGAAGCATTTTGGGATTATGCTGCCCGAGCGCGGCTGCTGCCTCGGCGGCTTGCCCTGCCACACCTGCCGCCATAACCAGCGCAAACATATCCTGGCCATATTTCTCTATCACTCCATCAAACACCGGATCAGTACCCTGCATCATGCTCTCCTTTTAGCCCCGCTAGCCCCGCTAGTTCTGCTACCGCCTTGTCAGGCATAGCTACTCTCTCCCTCTCTTCCGCCAACATCCGCTGAAGCTTTGCCAGACTCGCTTCCACTGCTCCTTCAAGATCCGCTTCCTGCGGGCTCATACTCAGCCCCGTCCACGTATCTCCTCGCACTGCGCGTCTGATTGACTCACTCCCTACTCCATAGAACATTGCTTCTTGCCGCACCTTCAGCATCCCACGCGCCTTCAGGTCACGTAGCCTTCTTACCGCCACTTCATCTAGCATCGCACTCTCCTAGTAATCTAATACTGATTCCCGCCTCATACCAATTAGACACCAGGCTGGCGCTAAAGTTCCACTCACTGAAAAAAATAGCACTACGTCTACAACGTACACATCACCATCACCCCCCCTATCAAAATAATTCCCAGTCATCCTACTTTCCATTCTCATTCTCGCGTGTATTATGTTCTAAGGTTCTTCTATCTCTCTAGTCTAATAGAAAAAAAAAACTTATAAACAACTAGAGCTTAGATGATAACGGGCGCGTATATGAGAAATGAATATCACAGGACTGGGAATAAAAAGGGAAGGGGGGGTCGTGGTGTCGTATACGTTGTAGACGTAGTCGCATTATTCAAGCTCTCTCAACAACCTATTTGAGTCTCCTTGATTAAAACACACAACAAGGCACCCTGTCACGGTGCCTGATGTATGCTCTACTCGGCGAGCTCGGCCAGCATCCGTTCCGCTATCCATGCCTCGGCCTCGGCGTAGCTGCACCCGCGCTTTTTGGCAATGGCGAGAATGGTGGCATTCTGGGGTGCTGCACGTTTACCGTCACCCTTGATGTTCCAGTCATCACTGCCACTCTCATAATGCGCGATCATTTGTTGCACTGCGTCACGCCTCTCGCCCTCGGTTTTGCTCGATGCTGCTGCGTCACCGATACGCTGATTAAACCCGTGCATTGTCGCGTAGCTAATGTTAGGCAAGCTTGCCTTGTTGCTGTCGAACACGATAGACTCATAGCCTTCGAACGTGAATACAATCTTACCTGCTTCGATTTTACGTTTCATACTAACCTCCTATGATGACAATCGGGATGATTGCCTCCTAACGATATGACATCCATACCGTTAGAAAGTTCCATCTATTTTGATTTACGTATTGTGCAAATCTTGCGCCCGTTTTGATACACGGCAGAAAAAACCCTAACATCATACGATTTTTCTAATGCCTCGTACTCGGCTGGCGTCAGGGCGCGCCTCGCATAACCACGTTCCAGAATTTGTTGCTCAATCGATTTGGTGTTCCGCATACTAACCTCCCGTGTTGTTGTTGCATTGTATTGGCCTACATACATATGACAACGCGTTGTCAGGTTAGTTCCATCAATTTGCAAATTGTTTTTGATGCACTGCACAATCGACCGCCCGCCCGTGTGCTGGAATGTTGCAGCGCACCATTGGACTCATTCCATTGTTGCAGCGCACCACGGCACCTGTCGAAATCTCGACTGGCCTGACCGAGGCATGGGGGAGGCAAAGCATCGCTGCGCGTTGAACCGATTAATCCACTTTAATATAGTTTAAGGCTTTTTGATTCACGCGCGAGTTATGACATAATAAAGCACGCGCCATTAAATCATTCCCACCGCTGCGGAACTAGTAGGCCAGGTGCGTTGTCAAATAGGCATGATGCAGAGCATAGAGGACATCTCCCACAGAGTACAGGCGGTAGCAAAACTACGCTACTCGCATACGGATATGATCGACTTTATTATCTCGAATCCTGGGATAAGCCAAGGTGCCCTGGCGGCTCGGTACGGGTACACGCAGAGCTGGATCTGTAATGTCATGGCGAGCGATGCCTGGCAGAGTGCGATGGCGGCGCGGCGGGAGGAGATCGTTGATCCCCAGCTGAAGCTGACCGTGGACGAGCGCTTTCGGGGCGTGACGATTCGGAGTCTGGAGCGGCTCATGGAGAAACTAGACGCTCCGGTGGTAAGTGATCAGGTGGTGTTGAGGGCAGTAGAGCTGGGTGCGAAGGCTATGGGGATTGGAGGGAACGCAATAGTAGCCCCCCCGCCGGCCGACCACTTGGCGCAATTGGCTAATCGATTAATTGACCTGCAGAGTCGTGTGCGGGATAACCAAGGAGTAACGATAAATGGCATATCCGAAATTGTCCCCGGCTAAGAAAGCTGCGGGGCGCAACGAGAGCTATAGGAACACTGTGCCGGCGACTTACGTGGACAGGAACCTCATGAAGGTGAATCCCCTCAAAGAGCAGTTTGCGCCAACTGACGCCGAGCCGGTACGGTCACGGTATAAGATGGCCGGCGGCTGCTAATGACCACTCCGCTGGAAACCGCTGTGAACTTGCTGCAGGAAGAGTTTGATTCCTACGGGCAGGGAACGGTTGATCAGCCGGCGGATGGCACTACGGGCTGGTATTTGATTCGGGCGGCGGCCCTTGGCCTGGCGTATGTTAAGCGTTTGCAGGCATTAGGACTAGAGAACGACGTGCCGGCCGCCGAACGCTACTACACCACTTGCTACCGCGACTTCAAAAATCAGGAAATCCCGCAATGAACTTTGCTCTTGCGACAGTTGGCCCCGCGACCACGGCGGCTGCCACGACCATCTCTGCCCCGCACAAATCTTTTTTTGAAAGCACGGGTTTGACTTTGTTTGGTTTTGACCTTTAAGGACAATCATGTCTGTCTCTAATATTCCGCTGTTAACAGGTTCAATTCTTCTTGTTGAAACTGCTGCTGGCACTGCCGTTACTGCAAAAGCTTCTAGTGCTGTTCTTTACGAGCTTGAGCTAGATAATACGCTAAACGCAGCGGCTTCTTTCTTTAAAATTTTTAATACCGCTTCAGTTACGTTAGGAACAACTGTTCCTGACTGGGTGATTATGGTTCCTGCTTCAGTTTCGCGTACAATAGTAATTCCAAGTGGATTGACTTTTGGAACCGCCCTTACTTACGCTGCAACAACGGCAGGTGGTACATCGGGTTCTACTGTACCGACTTCTAACTTTGCAGTCAAGATGGTGTATGTCTAGAGTAACTTTTGAAGGGAAGCTCCTTGGTGAAACCGCCACAGAAACTTTTGACTTTACCAGCCGGCTTGCGGCAACTGAAACGATCAGCACTGCAATCGTTACAGCTTCTGTCTACTCCGGTACAGACGCGTCGCCGTCCAGTATCATCTCCGGTAGTACGACGATCAGCGGGCAAAAAGTAACACAGAAAATAACTGCAGGAACTCTTGGCGTTACCTATAAATTGCTTTGCACAATTACAACCAGCACTTCACAGACCCTTCAACTCAGTGGTTTTTTGGTTATCATAACTGATCTCGAATGATTGCTTCTGTTGCACTGACGTCTGATCTAGTCGAGTCCTTCGCGGGGACTTTCTTGTCGCCCCGCTATGACGAGGCACGTCCTACGCCAGATCTGCACAGAGAAGGTTGGGCGCTTTATACTTCAACGCATCCTCAGTGTATGCTGGTTGCGCCTCGTGACCATGCTAAAAGTACCGCACTAACCTTTGATTACATCTTGGCGGAAGTGCTCTTCCGCACAAGCGATTACGTAATCCTGGTTAGCTCAACGGAAGACGGCGCAGCTGAGCAGCTCGGTAACATCGCAGAAGAACTGCATGAGAATGAAGATCTTATTAGAGAGTTTGGCGTTAAGAGTTTTGAATCAGCATCAAAGACTGACATCATTGTCAGAATGAATGACGGGCATAGGTTTCGCATCCTGGCACGTGGTGCAGAACAACGAATTCGAGGCCGGCTGTGGAAGGGCAAACGCCCCAACCTTCTAGTCTGTGACGACATGGAAGATGACGAGCAGGTGGAAAACGCTGACCGCCGCGTCAAGTTCCGTAGATGGTTCTTCCGCGCCGCTAAACAAGCACTGAGTAAATCTGGTAAAATTAGAGTCCATGGGACTATTCTTCACGAAGACTCACTCTTATCGCGGTTGCGGAAGAACCGTACCTGGAAACATTTGTATTACAAAGCTCATACAAGTTTTGACGATTTTTCAAATATCCTTTGGCCGGAGCGCTGGAGTGAAGCGCAGCTTAGAGCGCGGCGTCAAGAGTTTGTAGAGGACGGGGATGCGGCCGGTTACTCTCAAGAGTTCTTAAACGATCCGCTGGATCACAGTGACGCTTTTCTGCGCCTCGGCGATTTTCTTCCGATGAATCTAGATGACTACGAAACCGATAAGGTAGTCTGTGCGGGTGCTGACTTCGCTGTATCAAAGGCGGATAAGGCTAACCGTACTAGTTTCACTATCGGTGGAAAAGATGTGAACAACCTGCTGCATTTTCTTGACCAGCGAGTTGGCAGGTGGGATCCAGTTGAGTGGATTGATGAGATGTTTCTTATCCAACAACGCTGGAATCCCGAAGTTTTCTGGGTAGAAGATGGTGTGATTTGGAAATCTGTAAAATCGATGGTATATCGTGAGATGCAGGTGCGGGACGTTCGCATAAACATCGAAGCGATCTTACCAGTAAAGGACAAAGCCACTCGTGGAAGGTCATATCAAAGACGTATGCGGGCAGGACAATGCCGCTTTGATAAGAAATCCGAGTGGTATCCGGGCTTTGAGCAGGAAAACCTGCGTTTCACCGGCACAGCAGCAGCAACTTTGGACGATCAATTTGATTCTGCTGCGCTTCTTTCGCGCGGCTTTGACGACTTCAGCCATGTTGAGCCTGAAGATTTCTTTGACGAAGACCAGTGGGAACTTGAGCGCGGTTTTCGGCAGCGTGGGCGGGGTAGCCGCGACGATGGGCGTTCCCAGATTACAGGATACTAGAAATGCTTACGCTTAATTCCCCTTTAAAACTCGATGCGGCAGCAATTGCATCGCCTAACCTTGCGGATCGTTTTGACACGGATGATCTGAAGCGCATAGGTGAAATGTGCTGGACAGGTTATGACCATGATTGCCTTTCACGCGCCACTTGGATGAAGCGAAATGAAGCGGGCATGGACTTGGCGCTTCAAATTCAGAAAGATAAGTCTTTTCCTTGGCAAGGCTGCTCTAATGTTGCGTTTCCCCTAGTCACTATTGCTGCCATGCAGTTTCATGCTCGTGCTTATCCTGCTATTGTTAACGGAACAGATCTGGTAAAATGTGCAGTATTTGGGGATGATCCAAGTGGCATAAAGACTGCCCATGCTGCGCGCGTCAGTACGCACATGAGCTGGCAGTTGCTGTATCAGGACAAATGCTGGGAAGAGCAGGAAGATAAGGCAATCTTAAATCTGTGCATTGTTGGCACAAACTTTAAGAAATCCTATTACTCTCCTTCTAAGGGCCACAACATCAGCGAACTGGTGCTGGCAAAAGACCTTGTGCTGGATTACTGGTCGAAGAGTGTAGAAGAGTCGCCGCGCAAGACTCATTTGGTTCCGATGTTTCGGAATGAAGTTTACGAAAAAGTAATGCGTGGAATTTTCTGCGATGTGCTGGAAGAGACCTGGTATCAGGCATTGCCAGCAGCTCGCACCACTACGCAGCAGATTAAGCAGGACAATCGGCAGGGGATTATGCCCCCACCTACCGATGATACGACTTCGCTGCTGTTTCTTGAGCAGCATTGCAATTTAGATCTGGATGATGATGGTTATGCAGAACCCTATATCATCACGTTTGAAAGTACTTCGAAATGCGTAGTGCGGATTGTTACGCGCTTTGATAGTGAAGCAGCTGTCGAACGGGTACTTGCCGGTTCAAACAAAGGCAAGATCATTAAGATCAACCCCATTGAATACTTTACTAAGAAGACTTTTATCCCTTCTCCTGATGGTGGAATCTACGATATCGGGTTTGGCGTGTTCCTTGGCCCACTTAACGAATCAGTAAATTCGTTGGTTAATATGCTGATGGACTGCGGAACAATGCAGACAACAGGCGGCGGATTCCTGGCGCGTGGAGCTAAGATTCGTGGTGGTAACTATTCGCTTGCACCGTTTGAATGGAAGCGTGTTGATTCGACGGGCGATGACTTGCGTAAGTCAATCTTTCCCGCGCCTGTCAATGCGCCAAGTGATGTGCTGTTTCAATTGTTGAGCTTGCTGATAAACTACACGAATCGCATTTCGGGTACAACTGATATGATGGTAGGGGAGAATCCAGGGCAGAATACGCCAGCCGAAACTTCCCGTACTATGGTAGAGATGGGGCAGAAAATCTATTCGGCAATCTTCAAGCGTCTTTGGAGAGCAAGCAAAGAAGAGTTTATCAAACTGTACAAACTCAATGGAATGTTTCTGCCTTCGGATAAACCGCAGCCTGGTGGAGTAACGCGTGATGACTATATGGGAACAGGGGATGAGATTTCTCCTGTTGCTGATCCTAGCATCACAAGCGACGCCATGCACTTTACCCAAGCACAAGCACTTGTAGCCGCCGCATCAACTGTACCTGGTTACGATATGGACGAAGTGCAACGACGCTATCTTAAAGCTCTGAGGATTGATAATATAGATGCGGTGTTCCCAGGAACAAAAGGTGCGCCGCCGCCTAAAGATCCAAAACTGGCAATTGCAGAACTCAAGTTGCAAGGTGAAATGCAGATCAAGCAGATGGAACTGCAAGCAAGCCAACAAGAATTTATAATGACTATGATGGAAGACCGCCGCATGAATAATGCGAAGATTCTTGAGCTGATGGCAAAAGCGGATAACGAAGCTGCCAATGCTCAAACCGAGCAAGCTTATGCGCAGGTTGCACAGATCAATGCAGAAATATCTGCAACGAAGCTGCGTAACGAAGGACTTAATACAAAGATCGAACAACTGCTTCGCGCAGCTGAAATTCAAAGTAAGCATCAGATTGGTATGCAGGGACTTGCAACAAGTCAACACGCATGAGAGCTCCAACAGAGGAAGAATTTAAAGACTGGTTGCTTCATCCAGTTACGCAAAGCGTTAAGCAAATGCTTAATGGTAAGCGTGAAGAACTTCGCCAGCAATGGGAAGGTGGTGCCTTCACTGATTACGCGGCTGATACAACAGCACTAGTCAATGTCGGCAATTTGGGTACTTGCAAGGGCTACGCCTTTGTAACAGAACTGGATTACGAGCAATTTATGACGGAGATAGATGATGGAGAACTTAAGCGGCCTGAAGCCTCTGGGCCTAGCAGTACTAATAAAGTCGTATGAACCTGAACGAAAGGGCGCACAAATCGTGATACCAGATGCTGTGCAGGGACGTATCTCAATGGTAGATAATCGCGCGGTAGTCGTTGCGGTTGGTGAATCTGCCTGGCACGATGAGCCACAGCCCCGTGCAAAAGTTGGCGATAAAGTGCTTGTAACTAAGTTTGCAGGTTTTATGGCTAAAGGGCCAGCAGATGGAGAGATGTACCGGCTGGTTAATGACCGAGATATTTTTTGTGCAATAGTAGGAGAACGTGATGAGTGATGTTACAAGTACTTCAACAGTAGAGCAACAAGAAGCTGCTGCAAAAATTGGATGGATTCCGCCGGCTAGGTACAAGGGCGATCCGGAGCGTTTTGTCGATGCTGAAGACTACATCACGCGTGGAGAGACCGTTCTTCCGATTGTAAAGGAGCATAACAAACGGCTGCAAAGCGAGCTGGCACAGGTAAAAGCTGAGAGTGCCCAGCAAGCCGCCGCGTTAAAAACGGCTCAAGATGCAATTGCACAGATAGAAGAACGCCATACTGTTGCGACTCAGAAGGCAGTTGAACGTGCGCGGCAAGAAGTTAAAGCGCAACTGGTTCGTGCAAGTGAAGCTGGAGATCACGATGGAGTGGCAGAGTTAACAGATCAATTAACGCAGTTGAATACGGCAGAAAAAGAGGCGCCGAAACGGCAAGCAGCTCCAGCACCTTTTGTACCGCCGCCAGACCTTACTGAATGGAACGCAGAAAATCCGTGGTTTGGTAAGGATCGTAGAAAAACGGCTCTTGCATTAGGCATCGCGCAGGAGCTTCGGGAAGGGGGTGAAAAATCTATAGGTAGAGATTTCTTTGCTCTCGTTAGTGCGGAAGTTGAAAAAACTTTTGCGCCGAAAGACGAGACCCCAGGTGCTGATAAAGTTGAAGGTGCGCGGAATGGAAGTGGAGATACGTCGCGGCAGACTGGTAGAAAGGGTTTTGCAAACCTTCCTGCTGATGCTAAGGCGGCGTGTAAAGCTGATGCGCGCCAGTTTGTCGGCCCGAATAAACGCTATAAAACCGAGGCAGAGTGGAATACCCGCTATGCCGAGATATATTTTGAGGAAAACTGATCATGGCTTTGGACAAACTTAACCCCGCAACATTGCCTGGCAAGACTGATGCCGAGCGCAAGCGTATTCCGATGAGCGTTCCGGTGCAGAGACTTGAAGCCCCTGAAATTCCAGGCTTCCATCTCCACTGGTTTACTGGTAGTTCAGAGCGTCTTCAACGCGCTCTCGATGGAGGTTATGAATTCGTCGATGAGCGTGAACTGAAGATTAACAACGTCGCGCTAGGGGGAGAATCCACGAGGTCAGGAAATACAGATATGGGCAGCAGAGTTAGTGTGGTATCGGGTCAAGAGGTTGGGAAAGATGGACAGCCGACGCGACTGATTCTGATGAAGATCAAGCAAGAGTGGTTCGAGGAAGATCAAAAACTTGTAGAGGAACGGAACGAAAAGGTTGCTGCAAGTCTGCGTGGTGGATTGCTGGGGTCGGAGAAAGACGGCTATGGCGATACGCAACACCGCTATGTAGATAAGGCACGCACACAAATTCCGGATCTCTTTAAACCAAAGCGGCCTCGTGCTGCATAAATAACTGGAGATTTTAATGGCTAACACTAGCAAAATCGCCGGCTTGTCGCCTGTACAATACCTCAACGGGGCTGCGTACAACGGTCAAGCTCGGATGTACTATATTGTTTCAACTGATGGAAACGCTTACGCAATTGGCGATCCGTTAGACCTTAGTG